GTACCAATTTGCGCCGGCTGCAACTTTTGTCGCAAGTGCGCCGAAGCCGTAGTAACCAAGATCCACAGTTCCATCGCTATTAACGTTGGTGCGTAGCTGGAATCGTGGTGATTCGTACCAAGTGTAGGATTCTGGATTGACGATACACATTGAGTAATCGCCAAGACCTGTTCCGCCTGTTCCGCTGATTAGGCGTGAAACGCGGAGCTGCAATCCTGCTACTGTTCCCGATACTGCATCTGGAGCAAGTACGCCACCATTGTTAGATGGGTTGCTTGCAATGTAGATTGGGCGACCATTATCAGAATATGACATGATTTTTGCCCATGCCTCAGGGCTTACAACGATGTTGCGAGCAAATCCAAGTGTTCCTTTGTAGATTGCTGCTGCTGCATTTGAAACGTAAGCAAGCAATCCATCTTTATCTTCTGCTGTTGCAGTTGCAGAAAGAACACCGTTATTTGCTACCTCAGTAGTAACATAATAATCAGTTTCTTTTGAGTAAGCGAATTCAAGCTGGCGTACCAACTCGTCAAAATATGTCGGCGATGAACGCTCGATGAGTTCCACGGTTGTAATGGAACGACCCTTGAATGACTTAACGTTTACGTTGATAAACTGTGCTGTTAATTGTGAGTCAGCAATTGGATCGTTTTCATCAATTTGATCAACGACAGGTACAGCGGTGATCTTCGGGATTTGGAAAACAACGCCGGCATCTGGCAATGTGCCACGGCTGATTGAATCAATAAATGGACGATCAGCGTTTGATAGTGGGTTGATTACTTCGGTCAATTGACGTGTAGGAACCATGCCCGGTGCTGTTGTTGTTTCGTTGTCTGCTGCACGAACGTACATTGCAGATTCTTCGTCACCAAGGAACTTTGCGCGTAGAGTGTTTTCAAGGTACTTAGACTTTGTAAACTCTAAGCGTGGCTTGGTGTAAATAGGTGCGCTAACAGTTGGGCGAGCAGCCTCTACCGCAGGGGTTTCGACCACAGGCTCAACGGTTGCGGTGTCTGGAGTGTTCTCCACGACTGCCTCGCTTTCGTTTTGGGTTGTTGTTTCTTTTGCTGCATCTTCTTCCGATGCGGCAACGCTCAACACTTCCGCGCTCTTAAACGCGGCAGCTTGAACAAGACTTGTTTCCATCATCTTGCTTGACAATACGCGATAAACATCGCCATCGCGCTTGCCATCGACAACTTCTACACCAACGGATAAACCGCTGCGTAATTGTTCTGATGCTTCAATGAGTGCATCATTTCCACGGGTTGTATTTGAAACCTTAAAAGTTGCGTAAATGCCATCTTCTTTTTCGGAATAACTTACAAGGCGACCAATTGGCTTTTTTGGATCATGCTCAAGTAATAGTTTTGGCTTAGGGCTGTCTGGAATCTCAATTGATCCTTTTTCAAATACTACTTTACCGGCTGACGTATGCCCGATTTCGCCGCCAAATGGCACAATCTTTCCGCTGATTGTGCGCTCACTTATTGAGCACTCAATATCGCTAGAGAATGTTAGGTGCATCTGTGTTTCCGTTCGGTGATAGGTTTTCCATTTCCATTGCTTGTTCAACGGTAATTAAACCAAGGGCAAGCATCTTTTCAATGACGGCTAAACGCTCCAAGGCATTAACAGCCAAGAAAGCATCCTCGACATCAAACTTTACAATATTTCCACGCGCTGTAATGTCATCCATACTCAAACGATCTTCAATTGCGTGAATATATGGAGCAAGCGATAGAGAAACAAACTGACGGCGTTCATCCTGAACGTTTGCATAGGTCATGCTGTTATTCATATCTGCTGAGATGTAATAAGCAGGGACGTTCATTAAACGTGCGACTTGGGTTGACATGTTTTGTATTAAATCAACATAACCCATGTCCTTCGGGCTAAAAGATGTCGGCACGTAATCTAACGTGCTTGTTAAGTAAGCTGTTGAACGCTGTGTTCGCGCCGACTTCCATGCTGCAAGGATTGCGTCTACTTCTTCCTTGCTAAGATCTGCACCAGAGTTTTTGATTACACCAGAAGGCATTGGTGTTGCAGTTGCAACGCTTGTTGATTTATCTAAATCAATTGCAGCTCTCAATGTTCTTGCGCCACGTGCTAAAACGCCTTCATCTAAA